CTTTCGGGATTCTGCACCGGAAGAACCATGCCCTTCTTANAGCGGAAGGTTTCAATCGTCGGGCGAGTGCGGATATACACGGTATCGCCCTGCTCTTTGATATCCCCTTCATATTCGGTATTGCAAATCTGACCGAACAAGGTTTGCGGGTAGAACTTCTTGATAAGCAGCGCCGAATATACGGCAGGGATATACTGACTCGCAGAGCCAGTGCTATAGTCGGGTGCGCCGGGGGCGACAGGATAAACAGCCATGATTATTCTCCTTTAGTTAGCGTCTAATTCTGTTCTCAGATGGAGCAGAAAGCAAATCTTCCCACATAGCTTGACTGGTTTCGGCATCATATTTATTGGCTCGGTCATTCCGTTCAAACTCCCGAATCATGTCTTGAGTCCAAATCCGTTTCTCTTGGGAAGTAGGTGTTGTTGTTTGTGTGCTCCTGCTAGGTGCAACAATCGCATCTTTAGCAGGGTCTTTTGCCTGTTGTTTCGGTGCTGGGGGAGCAGCAGGAGCATTTTTCTCCAAGAAGGTATTCAAGATATTTGAAATACCGTCTGCATCCCAGTCATTGTTGTACTTGTCAACCAGATCCCCATAGGTATACAGCCCATAGGGTTCTTTCTGAGAAAGGAACTCAATAAAGGCTTGGTTGTCAGCAGACCAAACAGAGCGCCAATCCCCCTTAACGTGACTATCAAGGTATTTCTTAAACTCTTCCTGTGCTGCTGCCACTTGAGTTTCCGAAATGTTTTGAATCTTTTCTTCTACAGGAGCAATCTGTTGTTTCAGGAACGGCTCAAATTCGGAACGAGCAATCAGCCGAGCCATTTCAATAAGGTCATCACCATACTCTTCACGGTACTTTGTAAGCTTCTCCGCAAGAGGGTCTTCCTTTGGCTCGTCTTTAGGCTGTGCCGCTTCTCCTAGTCGCTCAAAGACTTTCGATTTAAGCTCTTTCAACTCCTTATGAAGTCGGGGCACATCTGCATCGTACATCCCCTTCAAAGTAAAGTAGCGAGCTTTGTAAGTTTCTTCGTCTTCTTTTTTCTCTTCGACAGCGGGAGCGGCTTCTTCCTCCTGAACCTGTTCTTCAACAACCTCTTCTTCCTGTGCCGCCTCTTCAGTATTTTCTTCTACAGCAAACATTTTACTGTGAAGTTCTTCTGCTAGAGTCGCGGCTTCTTCAACTTGCTTCGGGAAACTCATTGTGGTTCTCCTGTTGGGCCTCGTAAAAGAGTCGCCCTGTAAATGGACACTCCCGTTATTGGGTATGTGTCTTAAATCAGATTATCAAAGTTCTGTTTAACTACTTCTTTGTCACATTGTCTAAAAGCATTAAGTAGTTTGTCAACGCAAATTGCAAATCCTTTATGAATGTCGTTCATTTCCGAGTTAGAAGCACGAAAAGCAGCAAAGTTTTCATCTTGCATCTTTTTTAAGTATTCTAGAAATTCAGGCCCGTAAGCAGAAGTCTTTATGCTTTTAAGCATGATCTTCTCTTGTTCACCCATTGTTTACTCCCGCCTTACTTCCATCAGGATTCATTCCTTGGCCTTGAGCAATAGCACCGCCACCATTGGCAACTTGACCATTCATTTGCATAGGATCAATCCCTGCTTGTGCCATTAGCATTTGCTGTACAATCATTTCGCTACTATCGTCTTCTTCAAGACGCTTCATATCTGGTAGAGAGATATCGTTGGCTTTAGCAATTTGAGCAGCAATGGCCCCCAAGTTCTTAGCGCCAAGAATTTGACTCAACACAGGAGTCATAACGAGTTGCAGATATTCGATCTTACGTTGTGCCGCTTGCTCTTTAGCAAGAAGATTACTCACACCCTTAGCAACAACCCTTGCATCGCCTTTAAGTGTTGGGTCAGTTCCAAAGCGCATGTTGTAGTCGTAGCACATTTGGATATAGGGGGAGATAATATCGTTGTCGATATTTGCTACTACTGCCTTGATAGAACGAGAAGCAGCAGCAAGCAGTTGAGTAAAGACTGTTGCTGTTCCTGCGGTTACTCCGCTCTGCGAAGCTCCTTGTGCATAAGCAGGGACAGTCATTTCATCTAGAAGCTTGCCAAAAAACTGCCATGCAAGAATAAGTTCGTTAGCATGCATGTTGGGCTGATAATAATTAACCGCTGGCCCTTCTGCTTTCATCTGTGTAGAAGTCGATTCAATTTGTCGCCAAGGATAAATCGGTATCTTGGTATCTACCCTGTCTTTATCAATCTCTGCCATTGGGCCAGAAGCAATAGCAATGTTATTAATGAGCGCCCTTGTTATGGCATTAAGAGCATCTTCAATGGGTGCGGCAAACTCAATAAGACCTTCGCCAACAATCCATTCAGGGTTTTTAGCCCAAGAAGAAACATGGTAAGGCTTGCGCCCCAAACTATCAGGGTTAATAACAGCCTTGATAACATGGTCGCCTATCTTCCAGCAGTTCGCTTGATACTGCATTTCAGGGTCAAGAGCAGCAGGGAGTTCAGGGTTTGCTTGATCTTTCATCCCCCATTCCATAAGAAGCCGACCAGAAACACTACCATAAAACTCTTGGGCAAAAATCTTGTCTGAATTTGTTTCAGGAGAATTTTGCGTAGGAGGGTTTGTTGCGTTAGTAAAGTTCTTTTCTTTTGTGACTTGGTTCACAGTTGTTTCATCTTCAATAGTAAACCACTTCGCTTTCATGCTTCCTTTTGCATATTTATCAAGGACAGCACGAATTTCAGCTTCATCGTAGCCGGGAACACCAATCAGATCATTAAGAGCCTGCTTGGAGAGTTCGTGGATTTCAATTGTATCCCCATCATGCGGTGTTTTCATCCCACGCGAGGGGAACCAATTAAAAGGCGAAACACAATAAGCGTCATTAACAAGTGTATCTATTGTTTGAAGAGAATAAGCCCCCGTTTCATCAGGTTGCCAAATCTGTTTCTTTTTCTTGGTTAGAATTGGGCCTTTGATAATACCCATTTTCAAGCGGGTAAAATAATAAACAAAATCGTTAAAAACATTATCCCAACCAATTTCTTGATTCTGGTCACGGATTTCTTTTGCGGCACGTTCACAGCGTTCTTTTGCTTCTTTAACAAGGTCTTCTTTTGCAGCATCAAGACGCTCTTGATAGTAGTCATTAAGCAGCCGACCAAACTTCTCAGGGTTTAATGGCATACCAGTAGAAGGGTCAATCAAAGCGCCAGCCATAAGTTGTTGTTGGATCATGGCGGCTTCTTGCTGAACTTCGACTTGGATTTGTGCTATTTGCTCGTCTGGAAGATCAGGGATAATTGTTGGTTCAATAGCAGCCGGAAGCTCTTCGTCACTACGGTAAATATCTTTAATCCAAGATTCTGCGGCTCTTGCTTTGTTTTCAGCGGTACGAAGGTAGGTTTCAGAGCCTTTAAAGGAACGAATATCAGCAAGCTTCTTTGGCTCGTATTCACCACGAACACGACGAAGAGTGTTAATCATCTCCTGTCGGAAAGATTTACAGTCTTTTTGATTCTGCTGCCAAACCTTTTCAATATGCTTGGCAAGTTCTTTGACTACATTATCTTCTGGCTGCTCAAGGGCCTGTCGTAGAAACTCAAGATCAGCACTAGGGTCGCCAACAGTATTCGGAGAGTTAAATTCCATTCGCTATATCCTTAAATTGTATTACGACCCTGTATAGACCCTTGGCACTATTGCAGTCCAACCATCTTTAACAAGAGGAACACTAGCAGTTACGGAATCATGTTCTTCTTGTGTTAAGACACTATCTACTCCAACAGTAAATTGTGGCAACGCAAAAAGACGATCATGTTCTTGCTGTGTTAGTGCGCTACCACCAGAGTAGATAACTCGTATCTCTACCTGACTTACTTCAAAGTCAATGTCTACATGGGTTGTTTCTGATAATGGCAAACGATCAAAGCACTCACGACCAGAAAAACCATCATCTGTAAATGTATCTCGCACTATCTTTAATGCATGACTTACATTATATGGGACAATTCTACAACCCCTTAGAAGCTGGACATAAGCGGCCGTATAAGAAACTCCTGCAATTTTCTCAATATTCCCCCCCGCAATTATCATAGGTGGGAACTTTCTGTGGCTTTCTTCAAGCCTACGCATTTCGCGCACTTCTTTATAAATATCTATCGTATCAATCGTCGCATCGACGGTATTGATAGAGAGATAAATCCTTCGGTTAGGATAATCAACTGTCTCAACAAAATGCATTGTAAGACCTTAAGCGTTGTTATCAGCAGGCGGCACACACGAAACAGGAACAACGGCAGTTCTTGTAATCGTAAAGTAGCTGATTGCCTGCCCTGCGCCACCATCACCTTCAACCAAAACAACACAGTCTTTATCTGTCCCTGCCGAAAGGCCAGCTTGTGTGTTTGTATCATAGGAGTAAGCAAAGTTAATGCGGTTAGCAACAGCGGCAGCAGCAACGTTCCCTTTAACTGGATTGCCGCTTGAGTCGTTTACGGTGACAGCGCCAGCCGTATCAAAGTCTGCCGTGCTAGCTCCGTCAACATAAAAGACATGATACCAAGCATTTGTGTCCGCAACAGCAACGGCCCCAACCGCCTCCGTACTGTCTTTATAAATACGGAAGAAGCCGGGGCCATAAACCGTTACAGGATTATTTGTTGCCTTGACTTGAA